GCTGCTGTAACGAACAATGGAAAGCATGTAGTGTCTGTTGATTCATCTGCTACTGTAATTGTTGTAGGCACATAAGTTGATGACGCTTTGCCATCTAATTGTGTTTGTATTGCAGAACTTACGCCATCTAAATATCCAACTTCTGTTGATGTAACTGCTGATACTGATACATCTCCACTACCATCAGAGACTAATGCTCTTGATGCAGTCAAATCTGCCATCTTAGAAAAAGCTATAGCAGCACTTGCATTAACATCTGCATTTACTATAACGTCACTTCCAATAGCAGCAGTACCTGTCGTGCCTATAGAGATATCTCCTGATATAACTACAGGGTTAAAATTCGTTCCATCAGCAATTAAAGCAGCACCACTTGTGTTTGTTCCCATAGTCAGGTCATCGCCTGTTATAGTTAGGTCTCCACCAATAGTTGCATTATTTGTAACTGTTAGAGTATCTGCTGTTAAGTTTGCAACAGATATTGTAGGCATGTTTGCTGCTACATTTGCGAGTGTTACAGCAAGTGTAGTTCCATCTTGTACTATAGGAAATAATGCACTACTCGATGGGGTAGTGGTCGTGGTCAGTTCTGATATTTTTTTAGTTGCCATCTATTGTATCGTCCAGGTTGTTGTTGCAGGTGGTGTAATATCTTGCCAATCGTCAGCATCTATACCACTTGCGTCATCTAATTTAATTAATTCATTACTTTCTGTTGCTAAAACAAAAAGGTTGCTTTCTGTTTCTATGTATCCTGATGCTGTTTCTTCTATTACTGCCCATGTAGTCATTAGTATAATCCGTAGTCTACTCTTGTTGTTGGAGCTACGCCTGAATGTCTATCTCTTTCATTTGAATCTATTATATCTTTTTTTGCTCTGTCATAAAAACTAGCCCATGTTTGTATTCTTTTATCGTTTTGTAAATAAGGTTCTGCTTCTACCAATGAACCATATAAATAAACATCAGGATGATTTGTAAGCATATCGTTTGTTGTATTTGAATCTGATAATGGTGTAAAATATTTATAATAAAGCATTTCTATTTCATAAACACTATCAGGTAAAGGTCTTAATTGAATATTGTTTCCAATAATACTATATGCTTTTGGTTTACCCTTATTACTTCCTGCATAAATTCTATCCATTTGTTCAGGTGTTAAATATTCTAAAGATGTTTTTGGGTCAGTGTTAAGTTGTATATTACGCATAGCAACATATTGTTCAGGTAAAGAATAATATTCAGAGTCAGCAATTGTATTAGCTGTAACTCTAGTTTCCATTCTTCTTATTTTAAAATCACGTCTATGTCTTGTTTCAGCTAATGATATAAAAGTAGAAATAGAATCTGTTAAATCTGTTCTATCTAACCAGTCAGCAATAGCTGTTTTAAGTTCTGAATAATTTGATATTGCCATTATATTCGCCTGTTAGTTGTCTTTAAGTACCTGTAGTCAGGACTGTTTAATAATTTTTTGACTGCTTGTGCATGGTCTTTTTTGTATACATCAACCCCAAATAATTTTTTCCATTCATAAACTACAGTCATTGGTATACGAGCAGATAGTCTAAACTCATCTCTTATACTATGGTCTTCATTCTGTAATTTTTTATTTTGGTCTATAAGGGGTTGTATATTTTCAATGTGTTCTATAGCGAACTCACCACTAGGTTCGTGATAATGAAATATTTGTCCGTTACCTAGTTTTCTTCTCATTCACTTAACTCATCTATATATATGTTAGCAGTTCCCGAAGCTATGATAGCAGCAACTTTCATGCCACCGTCAATTTTAAATACTTCAGGGTCATATGCACCTAATATAGTTGTACTAGCTGAAGCTGTTGGAGCTGCTCCAAAAGCAATATGTACAGCGTTTGTATCAGATACTATTCTAACATACTCTGTGTTTGCATTAGTTGCTGCTGTCACTTGTGAGCCAGTATTTACACTTCTTACGATAGTGTTTGTTACTCTCATCTTTGACATATTTATCTCCTAATTATAAATGTTACTAACAATTTTTTAGTTCCAGTAGAACCACCATCAGTAATCATTTCAATTGTGCCATCTTCTTGCACTGTATTTAATGCAGTAGGTACTGATGAATCTACATCACCTGCTGCTGAACCTGAGTGTGCAACTGTTATGCCACCACCTGTTACAGCAGTACCACCTAGTTCAAAACTAATAGCAGCATTGCCACCACTTATAGCTCCTTGAAGTGCAGTAATAATTTTAACAATTCTACCACCGTCAGGTACTGGTACAAATGTGCTTGAAGCAGTAGATACATCTTCTATCTCTGCTGTTACAAAATAATCGTTTAATGTTCTCATTAAATTTCTCCTTGTATTAATAACCCTCGTTCCGAAGTGATACATTCTTCAAGGTCATTATTAATATGTATCTAGGTGGGGACAGGAAAATGAAGAAAACCTGCCCCCGTACAACGGGTTGTTGTATTTTTTATGAAGTTGTCAAGTCAGCAATAGTCGCTGAAGACGCTTCGTTTTTAGCAACAAGTGTCCACTCAGAAAGCAATAAGCGTTTCTCAGCATCACCAGTTTTTGCTAGTTCTTGTGTTTGGAAAGGTCTTAAGAAACCAACGCCAAACATTTCTGTATCAACTACTAACGCACTTCTACCTGAAGAACGTAGGAATCTATCAGCTACTACTCTAACTTCACCGAAGTCAGAAACATAAACATCAATAGTAGCAACTAAGCTTCTATCTTCTGCCATGTCCATACGAGTAGAGTTACCAGTAAATCCTGATACTTTCTGTTTATTGAATGAACCAACAATCAATAGGTCAGGGTCACCACCATTATCAAAGCAAGATTTTAATTCGCCTTTCAAAATAGATTCTGTAAGAATCCTTTGTGTCCCATCTGTCACAGCACCTGCTCCGTTTGTAGAGCCACCACTACCGTGTGATTTGTTAGTTGTTGTCCATGATTCAAAACCTCTAGATTTACGAGCAGAAGCTCCATTTCCAGAACCTGCTGAATCAGCAGTTTTACCTGTTAGGTCTAGTTCCATATCACGTTTCAGTTCTTTACCTGCTTTAGCTATTTGATAAGCAAGTTCAGAGTTACGACCTGCATGGTCTACTGCTTCTTGAGTTCCTGAAACCATAACAGGTTTGTAAGAAATCTGTGTATAGTTGTGAACACGAGTAGTAGCAGATAATGCAGCACTTGGAGAGTCATCTCCCTCTATTTGAGCATTTGATGCAGCAGAAGCTAAACTATCTGTTTGCCATTCATGTTTAACTGCTGTTGCAGCACCTGTCCCAATGGACGACATGAACGGTGTATCTGTTGGAGAAATGTCATAGATTACATTTTGTAAGTCTTCACGATTTCCAACGGCATCAAACGTTTCAAATGTGTTTGATAATTGTGCCATTATTTCACCTTTGTGTTATAAGTTAATTAAAAAACTATCCAAACATGGATTCAATGTACTTCGCAGCATCATTGACTTTCCCTGATTTTTTAGCTTTTGATTTTAATTGCTTAACACGTTCAGATTTGACCTCACCTTTAGAAGCAGAAGTTCCCGGTTTCTGTACTTTAGGTACAACCTTTGTTTTCTTTTGAGATATTTTAGCATCTAAAAGATTCTTATACTTCATAGCATCGTGAAGCACTTGGATGCTTCTTGCATCAATTAACATACCAATTTCCTGTTCAGAAAATCCTTGAGCTTTAGCATAATTTTTTATGTCAAGCTTAAGTTTTGCACCCTTTTCAGGATGATTCCATTCAGGTAACTTGCCGTTTAATATTTCAAGTTGTTCTTCTCTTTGCTTCATTAACTGTCCTTGCATTTCTTTTTGCTGTGCTTCTTGAGCTTTCGCTTTTTCATTTGCAATTTTTGTTTTGTTTTCTTGCAAATCACGCAAAGCATCTTTACGTTGCATATAAGTTAATGGGTCTTCTTCCTTGAGTTTTTCCAAATCTTGTGACTTAAGATGAGCTATCTCATAGTCATTAGATTCTTCTAATTGCTCAAGTGCCTGAGTGTATCGCTGTCTTTCTTGTTGAGTCGCAGTTAGCTCATCGTCTATTTGTTTGCGTTGCTCTGACAATACTCGAGTTTTTTGCATGTAATCAGAAGTTCTGCTGTAACCTTGTAATAGTTCGTCTTGGGTTACCTCTACTTCCTTGCCGTTTACTTTAACGGTGAAAGTGCTTGGTTCTTCAACTTCCTCTACTGGTTCATCAGACATATCTTCAGCAGTCAATTCATTTGAATTTTCTACTTCGGGTTCAACTGATTCGGCAACATCCATTGCCTGTTCAGAAACCACATCCTCGGTTTCTGTTTCTACTACAGTTTCAGGAGTTTGCTCTTTTGGAGTCTCCATCAAACCTAGTAGTGCTTCTTGTGCTGACACAACGTCAGTCACTGGAATTCCTTTATGTTTGCTTTCTTTATTATCCATTACTTTCTTCCTCTATTTGTTTTAGTATTTTTGGTACGACTATAGATAAAACTCTTTCTTTATCTAAATTAGCTGCATCACAACAAAAGTCTAAATCTTGATTAGGTTCTAAAAAAAATGTCCTTGCTGTATAAATATTCATAGACATTATTCTTCTTCTGCTAAATTGCATTGGACTAAGTTTTCTTAACTTACCATTAGTCCATTTATATCTAACAGGTCCTAACCTAATATAGGCATAGTCTTTTTTGTTTTCTAAAGCATCGTCCCATGTTTGTTTTAGAACTGCTGCCCAAAGTTTATTTAATCTATTCTCAGGTATTCTTTCCTTAATCAAGATTTATTTTCTTCCTCCAGTATTCTTCCGTTATCTAACGTTTGTACTAAAGTATTTTTAACTTCGAGTATCGCTCTTTGTTTATGGTAAAGTGCTTCTCTTATTTCTGTATCTTTAATGTCTGTAGATATCCATTGTTGGTATCCACCATTAAGAACAGTATTAAATGCAGCTACCATCTGAGGATTCTCAAGTAATAGCTTTGCTTGTTTTCCTGCTTCAATAGCAGCTTCTTTTTTATCTTCCATTATTTTTTCCTGTAATGCTATCCACAGCACAGGTCTAGGTACTCAAACCATTTCGAGTCTATCTGTATATGTGGGTCTAGTTAATTACTGTTGGAGTGTTTTTTGTAAAGATTCCTGTGTTAATTCCATAGGTATCTTCTTTGTTCCTTTGAGAAATTTTCGTATAATGTCAGGAGTGTATCCTATCTTACGATGAAATTCCTCAACGGAAATTCTGTTTTTTAACATAAAAGTTTGTAATTCTTCTTTTTTCAAATCTGTTTTAATTTATCTATAGTTGGATTCTTTTGTTTAAATTCTTTTGCTAAGTCTACATGAGCTAGTTTAGAAGCTTGTCCATTACTGTATCCCATAGAAATGTAATGGTCGTACCTAGACTCGTAATATTTACTACGTTTTTGTCCCTCTTCTTTTTTTGAATGTTGAGACATACGTTGGTTTTCCTCCTACTCCTTGGGTCTTACTTCTTTTTCTACTTACAGCAGATGTTTTTTCAGAAGCTGACATAGCTTTTGCTTTAGCTAATGGTACACACTTAGGATATTTTCTTTTACTTCCTTTAGACCTACCACAAGGTTGGTACTTACCATTCTTTTTAGGAGAACCAATGTCTACCCATTTTTCATCTACCCACTTCTTAAGCCCTTTTTTTGCCATTACGTTTTCCTTTGGCAGATGCTTTTGGTTTTAATCTACCTGAACAAACGCCTGATGCATACATATTTGCATATGCACTTGGATAAACTTTAAACTTTCTTTTAGCAGCAGCTTTTCCTTTTGCACATAGTTTAGCCATTATTTACCTACTTTGCTCATTGCAATCTTGTGTGATTGTGTAAATGTTTTACCTTGGTTCATTAGTTTACGCATCATTGTCATATGTTTAGATGTATGATGTACCTTGTGTTTATTTAATAAATCTTTTTGTTTTTTTGTTAAAGCCATTAGTAACTAGGTTTTTTTTTATTTTTTTTATTTTTGTGATTCTTTGGGCATTTCATATTTATCTCCTATAGTAAATCAAAAACTTTATCAGCTTTATCACTTAGTAAAGCTAAAACTATTATAGCACCATACACAACATACTTGAATCTAAAGACTTCTACCTTTACATCACGCATATCTTTTTCAATATGATACAAGTGATTGTTCTTTATAATCTGTATATCTTTTTTAATTATTTCTATTTCAAGATTTAATTCGTTCAAGTCTTTCATTAGTCACCTATTTTTACTGGGCGTTGTTGTGTAGCTTCGAGTGCAATTTCCATTTCACCTTGTTCTAATTTTTGTTGTTTCAATCTTAGTTCTTCTTGTTTAATTAGGAAGTTTACTTTAGCTTCTCTTTTCTTCAATTCTAGTTCTTGTTGTTTAAGCTTAGTATCCAATTCTAATTCAGCAGTCTGTAATTGTAATTGTTTTAATTCTATTTGTGCCTTTTGTATTTTAACTTGCTCTTCAACTGTAGGTTGAGCAGGTTGTTTAGGTGGCATCATTTCAGGATTAGATATAAAGTTATCTGTATTTTTATATCCTGACTGTGCTATAAATTCACTAATAGCATTGTATAAATTTTTATTAGTAACTAATGTTCCTAATGCTCCACCTTGTACTAATGTTCCTAACAGTGTCATTATACTAGACATTGTTTGCATTTTAGATTGTTGGCTACCACTACCAACACCTACATTAACTGTACAGTTTAATTTTTCTTTCCATCTTGATACATCAATAGGTATGAACTTATTGTTTAAATAAAACATTTTTTTTCTATCTTCATACTTTTGTACCAAAGAATATATATTTCTAAATAAATCTTTTATTCCTGTTTCTGCAAACATACGAGCTATCAATTCAATTCTTTGCATTGAAGATTCTGTAGCTGCTGATATTGCACCACTTGTTACATGTGATGTTAATACATCAGGATTTAATCCTTGAGTCATTTTAGATACACCACTTCTTTCTTCTCTTATACCATCTAGGTATTGAACCATTTGAAATGCATATGGTTGTATCTGTGGTGTTGGTAAAGGTTGTACTGCGTTTGGACTTCTCATCCTTACAATACCACCCGGTCTTGATGTTAATAAATCATCTAGTTCAACTTGTCCTGCAAGTACAGCGTATCTAGCATTGTTAGTTAAGTACATGTTATCTAACAGATTACGCATAATAGTTGATTTAATTAATTGGATATCTTTAACTGTATCAGCTATAGACATTCCATAAAACTTATGAGGAATAGGTAGTGGACAAATTGTAGAGAATGGTATCATCTCTATTTCTTCATTATCAAGTATATACTGTCCACTCTTAGTAATCTTTCTTAGTTCAGCTACACCATCACCATCATAGTCTATGTGCATGTAACATTCATCAATCCAAACTTTTTTAGTTGCACCACTTCCCTCTGATGGGGGAACTGAATCATCATCGTAACTAAATCTTGCTAATCTTTCTGTGTTTAGTTCTGCTTCTGATTGTGCATATCCGGGTAAGTCATTAACTATCTTAGGGTCATATCCTTGTTTAATTAAATCACTTACAGATTTCTTAACTCTATGACAAACAAAGTCTGCGTCTTCTAAGTTTACTGCTCTTCTTGATACTAAAAATTCTTCAGGTGGTACAGATACTACCCTTACTTGTCCATATCCTTTGTAGCATTTAGCTTTGACATCGTGTGTTTCTACCTTTGGTGCTACTAAATTACCAAAATCATCTACTACTTCTTTAGATTCTACTGTTGCTGTGTGTTCTATAACTTCAAAATCATCATTAGCTAGTATAGATTGGTATTCAATGTCAGTTAAATTGGTATAAGTTTCTGTATGAACGTCTTCTTTTTCTTCCCAATAATGCTTAATAACTCCAGTCTTAGATATCAGTGCATCTTTAAAGGCATCATAGAGGACCTTAAAGCCGTTGTTTTGGCGATTAAAAACATAATTGACATAGTCAGTTGCCTGTTGTGCCATCTCCTCATCTTCAGGTCCTTGAGGTTCAAATTCAGCTATGTTGTTATGTGTAGTAAATATACGCATAAGACTTGGCATAATGTATTCAACTGTATCTCTTACATCAGTTGTTACAATTTCTGAACGTCCATCTATTTCGTTACCGAATGGCTCACCTAAATAATACTTCATTGACTCTTCTCTTTGGTCAGAAAGTTCTGAGTTTGCGTATCCTGTAGCTTGTTGAATCTCTGCACTCAGTTGTGCAGCTAACTCATCATCACTTATCTTTCTTGGTTTTTTTGCCATTAGATTCCTTTAATTTTTTTATTTCATCTTGTAACTCAGCTACTTGAACTTCCAAGTCTCTTAACTTGTAAGCCATTTGTGTAGGTGATGCTACTAAATTTCCCACTAGATAGAATATCCTTTTTTTCTTGAAGTCTTAATGCCATGCTTCTTATGAGTTTTTTTCATTCTGTCATAATACTCTTGCATAGCTTTTGTTTTAGATTTAGGTGTATTTGATTTTTTAGCAGCAGAACCACCTTGTGATTTTAACGCTTTAACTGCTTTTGTTTTAGCAGATTTGTTTGCAGAGTCCATTAGTTTTTTATATGCACTTGCACCTGCTACGTTTTTAAGTTCTGCTCTTTGTTTTTTAGCAGCACCCTTTGGGTTGGTCATTAAATTCTTTAACCATTCTGACATTGTTTTCTCCTATACTACTGCTACATCAGGTCCTAGTCTACCTTTACTATTCCACTTAGATGTTTCAGTTGTTGAATATCTTAGACTCATGACAGCATAACGTGTTGCTGACATTAAGTCATCCTTAAGTTTTACGACCTTACCATCTTTACGATGATACAGTCGGTACTCTTCAAACCATTCATAACAAGTATTAAATACTTTAAACTTGCCTTGTTCCATGCGTGTAAGCATTTCCATTAGTCCTGCTTCTACACTGTTACCACCTTTCTTCTCACCTAATGCAGGTGGGTTCTCAAAATGAAATGGCAACATGTTTACATTAGCTGTCCTGTATTGTTCAGCTAAAGTTATACCACTACCTTTATCGTGTTGGTATCCATCATGTGGGAACGCAACAGGAATGTAATGACTACCCTCACGTTCATTGATATGACTTGCGTGAAAGCTTGGTATTTGTTTACGCATACTGTATACATCATAGATGTAAACGATATCTTCATCTCTATCCCATGCTACCCATACAACTGCTGTTGGATGGTCGTAGCCAAAATCAAGACCTGCGATACGGGGGTAATGAGATGGTATGCTAAAGGGTTCACAGGTCAGGGTATCTTCTAATATAGGGAATATCAATCCACTACCAATGGTAGGTATCCCTTTACTTCTCATCTCCCTCTCATGTGGAGGAAGTGCTTGAAGTATTTGTTCTTTCATATCATCGGTCAAATGCTCTGCATCATTCCAACTTGCCGTTATCAATGCCTGTCCGGGCTTTAAATCCGATGTAAAACTTTGTACTACCTCAGTAACACCTGACTCAGGAGTAAAGGTCATATAGACCATACCACGTTTGTCTAGTGTTCTAGTTACACACTGGGAGTATATATCTTGTGGTGGTTCTTCATCTAACCATATGAGGTCAATTGACTCCCCCATAAATTTTTCAGAACCCATTTCATAAGCTTTAAAGGCAACTCTCGACCACCCACCTGATGTGTGTTTAACAAGGACTGACGAATGTGCGTTAGGCACACCGGGTTTCCTTGTCGTTTCGCCAATGAGATGTTTAGGAATACTTCCTTTCCCTCTATCTCTTGGGTTATCGGGTTGCCCAAATAATTCTCTTTGGCAGATATCTCGTGTCGTTTCATTAGACGCACCACATACCCAAGCCCTAACTGGCTCTTTATATCTTTTACCTACCCACCACTCAGGATACTCTCCTGTCAAATGTATTGCCATTTCCATAGCACCGACAAAAGATTTACCTACCCTGTTCGCCGCCATCAACAATCGTTGGTTAGCATCTTTACCAGTTTCGTGGAAGTTTAGTTGGAATCTGTAGGGCTTGTAATAGTTTAATCTATTCTCTTCTTGCCGTTTAGTAAGGGTGGATATTATCTCATCAATTCTTTCTTGTTCTGTAGACATAGCTATCCAAGACAGAATATACCACAGTTTAGTTGAGTGCGTCAAAGTAATATTAGTAGTAAATGTTCTACTAATACATTCTTCCATGGGAATATGAGATAGAGATATATATATATACACGCACGCCAAGGGGGTTCGATAGGGTTTAGAATGATTCTAAGTCGCATATGAGAATGATTCTTAGAACTATTCTAAAATATTCCTAGCCGTGTGAGTGAATCGGGGAAGACGTCTTTTGTCTACTTATATTCTAATATTCTTATATGGTTATTAAATAAATTACTAAAATTATAATATTAATATATTACTTTATACTATAGGATTCTTTAACGGTTGTATCGGGCGAAATCTAAAATTATAATGATTCTAAATCTTATTTGAGAATAGTTATTATTTAGAGTTTAAATATGTTCGTATAATCCTGAGAATCGTTCTCATTTGGTGTCTTTCTGTATTCCCTGTAATCGTCTTTATATTAGTTTTATATAGTAGAATATAGTAATTATTATTGTCTTATTATGGGCTATTTAAGACGGTTTAATGGGCAATTTAGTATATTAGTAATTTCTTATGTTCTACTTAGTATATTATCGTCTGAATGTCAAGAAATTTAATTATGTTTTTTTTTAGTTTTTTTTTATGTTCTCCTTGCATTCTTTGTAGAACCTGATAATCTTTTAAGCATAGAGGTTAATCGAGAAGTTAAATATCTCGAGGATAAAAGACCAACTACTGAAGACGAGTAAGTAGCAACTGGTAGCGACAACACACCGACCTCTTGGAAAACGGTGGCTTAGGTTGGGTGGTTGAGTGATGTAAGAGAACAACACCACATGCTTAGAGAGGAACACGTAAAGACTTTAAAAAGTCCGGCATCTCGGGGCAAGATTCGGAAACATGTGGCAATGGTTAGCCAAGGATGAAAACACAACCCAGTTTGGAAAGGAGACGGAACAAGGTGGGAAAGTAATCTTTGGGGAGAAGTAGCCACATATTACGGCACGGTTAAACAGACCGAGAAAAAATATATATTTGCTTATGTTGTGCTTGAAATATGGTACAACATAGGCAATAATTAACGATAACAACGGAGATAAAAAAATGGCAGAGTATTATAAATATAATGAAATCAAAGAATACTTTGATGATTTCATGCAAGAACAAGATGATGACTGGATATTAGAAAATAAAGAAGATATCCACCATTATGTTTTTAACAATGATTATTACATTATAGGGACATATAAATGTAAAAAATGGTTGGGAGATAAACTGTTTGATGTGATTGATATCATACAAGAATATGAAAACCTACACTTCGGAGAAGTTTCAACAGACTTGTCAAACCCTGAAGCCATTGTGAATATGTATACGTATATAGTGGGAGAAGAAATTATTGGCAATACAGACATAGAACAATATGTTCTAAATCAAGAAATAAAAGAGATTGTAAGAAACGGTATGAGTAGAGAGATAAAATGCAATATATAACAATAATATCCATATGGTTTATGATATGGATTCTAATAATATTTTAACAACAACAAACGAGGTAAAAAAAATGAGCAAGAAAACATTTCAAGTAATAACAGACACAGTATATTCAACAACACATCACATAACTGCACACACACAGGAAGAAGCAGAAAAAATAGCAACAGAGTTGGCGTATTCTAATCATCACGGGGAAGCTGTAGGAGTAGAAATAGCAGACACTTGGGAAGATGACACGCTAGACATAGACGAATGTGACAACGTAGATTAAATAGGAGAAAAATATGACAAAAACAATAGAAGATATCACTCAGTATGATGATGATGAATTATCTATTAGAATTGATAATGATGAAGACGCATATGAGATAAGACATCAACCATTAAAGCTGTTAAATTACATAGAAAATAAATATATCTATAATAAAAAACAAGTTCAAATATTATGGCTTGATACTTGGTGTGAATATCAAGATTCAATTAAAGATATAGAATTTTATTAAACAACAACAGGAGATAAATAAAATGCAGAGAGATAGTATGGAGTATGAATTCGGAATGATTATAGATACATTGCGAGAAATGGGTTACGTTTCAGACGAGCAGATGTCAGAGGTTTGTGACATGTGTGAGATTGAGGGTACAAAAAGACAACAAATATTAGGAGAGTAAAATGAAAAAATATATATTAAACATACTTACATTCGGGTTATACAATCGAGTAGACTTGATGAGCCAAGCACTGATTGATGCAGTAGCAAAGCAAACACATTTGAATCAAGAGTTACAAAAGAGTATAGATAATATGGAGCAACCTGACATTGATGACGCAGTAGATAGTTACTTAACAAATAACTTTTGTATAGGTGACTATGACTTAGTTGATGAGGGTGATATTGATTATAAGATTGAGCAATCAATAGATGACTTAAGAGAAGACCTTGAATCAAAGATTGATGAACTTGAATCTGATAAAGAGTAAAACGAATTCATGCTACGTGGGGTAGCTGAATAAACAGAGATGTTATGTTAGGTGGGTACGACATGCCCACCTAATAGCAGTGAGGTAAACAAATGAAAGTATTAAGAATAGATAATCAAGATGTTATAAATGATGCAGTTTTTAAAAACCTTGAAGATTTGCGTGAGCAACTATGTGATTTTCATTCAATAGATTGGCAGGGAGATGATGATATTTTTTCACTCTCATTGGATGAAATTATGGCTCATGGAGATTGGGATTATATGATGATAACTGATAAAGATGCTGATGAATATGAAGATAAAAGATACTAGGAGGATAAGTAAGTGAAGACAGAAGATATATTACTTGAGCTAAGTAAAGGTAGTAATCGTAGACCTAAAGTCATAGATGATAGAACATTTAATGAGAACTGGGATAGGATATACGGCAAGAAAAAAAAGGAGGAAAAGAAAAATGATAAAAAGAAATCGTCATAAGATATCTTATAGAACGAGCAAGAAAGGTAGCCCTAAACGTAGGTCGTTGAAAGGTGGTCATAAGGGTAGGTTTAGTACGAAAGCTAAACGTACTTTTGGAAGACAGGGTTTTGTTCCAAGCCATAGGTGGGAAAAATGAAGTGGTATCAACAATACAGTAACCAATACAGAGATAGTAAAGTAAGACGTGCATGTGGCTCTAACTTTTTGGAGGGCATGGGTTTTTATATTACATTAAAACAAATGATAGCTGATAACTATGAGGGTGGTAAACCTGAAGTTGAGTTTGAGTTTGCATACTTAAAAAGTATTTTAGCTATAAAAAGTATACGAACTTTGGATAAACATCTTAGAAGTTTGAGAGCATTTGGGTTAATAAAGTATGAAAAGTCAGAGGAAACTGTGACAATACTTATGCCTGAGATTGAGGAAACACAAGACAATTATACTAAGAAGAGTACGAACAATGTACGGACTACATTACATAACAATACAAAACATAACAATACAATAATAGACTTAGATAATAAACTGTTTAACGGAGGTAATTAATAATGATGGTAAGAGTATATAAAGATGTTTATGTAGATGATAAAGAAAAATATGATTGGATTAAAGAAGTTGCTATTGATTCAGCATTAGATTGTTTGAGTGATTTTGATGTAGAAATATTGGAGGAAGATAATGAGTGTAGATAATGAAAGAATAATAGAAGAAAGATATGAAAGTTCAGTCGATGATATAACAAAGATGACTGTCGATGAGTTCTGTACTTTATGTGAGGACGAGGGTGTCAAAGATGTAGTACCTAACATTGACATGGTCATAGATGAAATAGCAACGAGGTGGGCTAACGGGAGTAGAGGATGATTGAAACATTAATGATATTGTTTGCTTTATTTTCTATTGCAATAGCTGTATGGTTTTGTAAGGAGTAGGAAATGAAAAAAGATTTTAACCCATTCTATAAAACACTATACTTTCCACGGGACTGGCATAGACCTGATGTAGATACTATGATAGCAGTGCGTGAGATGTACGAGACCGGCAGTGTAGATAGTTTGCTAGTCAAGGCATACCCTGATGGTGTTGATGACGGTCGTGGGGTACATAGAAAGTATATAAAATATAAGGAGGTGTAATGCTTGAAGATAAAGATATAAAGAATCTATTTACAATGATGACTACTCTGTTCGGTCATAAGTTTAAGAGTGGATATGGTACAGGTATGCAAGGTAATAACTTATCTGTTGTTGGTAAGGTATGGAAACGTACACTCAATGGTGTACCACATATCAGACAGGTTATAGATAGTTTATTCCTGCCGGACAGTGCTATGTTTCAAACAAAGGAATGGTGTCCTGATTTGAGAGAGGTCATGCAAATGTGCCTTGACATATCGAAGAACATTGAGCAGAATATAAAGAGTAAAACATTGAAGATAGAAACTGATGACCACAACGTAAGATTCTCAAAGTTTTATGTTGCGAATCATAAGGGTGATACCGATAGTAATTATCAGTATCATGTAGATAATATAAAAAAATACGGGAGAAATAAATGATAGACAAAATGAATGGCGAGATAGACGGATACAAAACAATAAAGGATTTATGCAAAAGTTTGAACAAGATATCACACAGTGATGACCTTGATAAAATCATTGGGTTTTGTGACAGGATGATTGAACAGTTACAAGAAACTGTAGACGGTGCAATCGACCACATGCACAGTGCAGTGCAAAAAAGATTAGGTAAAACTGACGAGGATATATCAGATGAAACTATTAATTGAAGCTAAGAATAAAAGTCAAATGGTATTGGCTCACTTAAAACACTATGGAAGTATAACAACTTGGGAAGCTATCACTCAGTATAAAGCTACAAGATTGTCAGCTATTATCTTTAACCTTAGAGGTAAAGGATATAACATTGAGAGTCTTGACAAAGAGGGTGATGGTTGTAGATTTGTTGAGTATATATTACATGAGAAAAGGGAGGACGCAGTATGATTGATAAGCTAGTTAATTTCTTTGATGAACTACCTGATTATGTGCAGGTATTTATTATAGTGTCAGCTATTATATTGTTTTGGGAAGTTGTTATTTAGTGGCTAAACCACCTAATAAAAAAACTAAACAAGCATATCAAAGAGCAGTTGAGTTCGGGTGTGTGGTTTGTAATAAACATTATGGACTACGCACCGAGCCAACGATACATCACTTAACAGGTGGTGGTATGGCATTAAAGAGTAAGAAGTTTATACCACTGTGTCATGAGCATCATCAAGGTAATCAAGGTGTACATCATAACACTAAAGTATTTGAAGAAAGGTTTGGTACGCAAGAAGAATTATTAGATTGGTACTTGCAAAACATAAACGAGTAGAATATAATACTCAGTAACAAATGGAGAAAAAGATGAACGACATATTACATAGATATTTAGATAGCAAAAGTGTATGGGATACTCTATCTAAAATAGATTGCAATGAACACAAACAAAAGGTTGGTAAGTTTGATTATCTATCTTGGTCATGGGCATGGGCTACCTTGATGGAGCATTATCCTCAAGCTACTTATGAATTTCATGAGCCAAGAATCCAAGCAGACGGTACAGCTATGGTTTATTGTACAGTAAAAATTGAAGAGCAAAGTAGATTCATGTGGCTACCTGTTATGGATTATAAAAACAAAGCAGTAGTTAGTCCTGATGCTAGACAGATAAACGATAGCATGATGAGATGTCTTGTTAAATGTTTAGCAATGTATGGTCTTGGTCATTACATATATGCCGGAGAAGATATACCATCAGCAGATAAAGATAAAGAATCAGCTAAAGAATCTAAGAAAGAACCTAATGAAAATCAAGTACCTAAACGACATACAAAGAATGAAGTTAAGGATACAGTAGCAGGAGATATAGAGAAACTTAAAGCTAGTCTTGGGAATGTAAAAGGAGAAGACGGAGTAGAAAAGCTTGGACAAACTATATAACTTGAGAGCCAGTCAGATAGCAAGGGTCATAGGGAATGACGATTATTGTTCAAGGCAGAATCACTTTGCTGTTCTGATTGGTGAGAAAGATGATAGACCGGTCAATGAAATTTACACCTCGCATGGACATGAATGTGAAAGATATGGTGTAGCTCATGTCATGATAGCTACCCAGTTTGTTGTTGTAAACTGTGGCTCTGATTTATTAGGGTCACAGGAAACAATGTCATATGATTATATGTCTGATGACAATACAACAGTTAAGTTATCGTGTACACCTGACGGTTTTATTACAGAAAAAAATGCAGTGGTTGAGGTCAAGTCACCGTATTATAAACAAGAAGATTTTGATAAGTATGTTAAAAGATATTTACCACAAGTATACTTTCAGCAGTACCTAACTAGGAAACTAAAGAAAGATAATAATGCTGACGGTACTTACTTTTGTATATATCAAAAGGGTAACACTAAGTTATATTATATACCTTACAACGAGGACTATATTAATAACTACATGTTACCAAAGGTAGATGAGTTTGCTAGGTATCTATTGAAAGGTAGTCTTGATAAAGACTTCTTAACAAAAAGAAAGAGTAAGCAATCATTTATATATAACGGGGAGGTTCAATACAATGAGTGCGTTTAAGTTACCAAGTGTTGAGTTAGAACAACTGGTAGATTATGTAGAGAAACTAGGCATAGCTAAAGCTGAAGCTGAGAAAGAACTACATAAGCTAACTGAAAATAAAAAAGTATCCATGGCAGTAGCATTACTTAATTGCTCTGATGTTAAAGGAACACAGGCACATAAGGAAGCTATAGCTATGACGGATGAGGGTGTTGTTATGTACATAGATAAGATTGCAGATGCTAAAGAATTAGTGGGTAATCTTACCAGTAAGATATCAGCACAAGAACATAGACTAAGATTGTTTCAAACTCTAAGTGCAAATGAAAGAAGAGAGAAAGGATTTTACCAACGATTAGGAGATTAACATGGGACAGTACGTAAACCTTGCAATTAAAAATGCAGATACAGGAGAAAGAATATACATTAAGTTATTCACAAACGATAAAGAGTTTGGGGATATCAATGAGGTATTGTTTAAGAAAGTAAAGATGATAGTAGATACTGAGAATAGAAATGCTCAATCATTTATGGGTAATAGTAAATATAAAAACTTGAATAAAGAAAGAAAGGACTTTACTATTAACACTAGAGATACATATGAATTCTCGGGGTGGTTAAAAGAAGATGACTATGAAAGTAAAAAGAAACTTGATGAACTGAAAGATGTATTTAACGGAGACGACAAACCATTCTAAACGGAGGAGATATGGAAAAGAGAGAGGACAAAAAGACATACTGGAATGTATGGTATTCTAATCCGGATAACAGGGAGAAGAAAAAACAGTACGCAAAGGATAGATATTATAAGTTAAGAGATAATATCTTAGAGAATAAACGCAGTAGATTGTCTAGCGAAACGGAAGACCAAAGACAAAATAGACTACAAAAAATGAGGGACTATTATTATGCAAGTAAAGATAGACCAAGTGAAGATTAAAATAGATAAAGGAATCCCTGTAATAAATGCAGGGAGACCTAGGTTATATGATGATTACTTATCTGCTATAGATAAAATGGATAGTGGAGATTCTATAGAAGTAAATGGAATGAGAACATGGGATGCTATCAGAAGATATCAATATACAAAAGAGTTTGAATCTAAGAATGATGGTGCTAAGATAGTAACCAAAAGATATACTGGAAACAAGTATAGGATATGGAAGATTATTGAAAGCTGAGATGTTATCTCTTTTATGTGCTAAGTCTATGGGACTACAGGTAGGTTCAGGTAGTCACGACTCAGTAACATCAGATGACATATCACATTTCTTAGGCACTAAAGGATTAACGTCAGAGGAATATGATTTTCTTATAGCAAAGTATACAGACAACGAATACTCTAGGGCTATGTTGTTCGATGATATCTTTGTAGACTGTGCTGATATATTTATTAAACATAATATAGATGCACTAAAGAATTCAGACAGATTATTAATTAGAAGTTTTATTAACCTTGCTATGTCTGAGACCATGGACACTACCTGCCCTTTCTGTCGGGGAGTGGGTAGTGTTTCAGTTGGAAATACTATTCAGAAGTGTAGCCACTGT